CCTGAAGAGTTGATGCACCAGTATTGGTATTAACAACCAGAAACCAGAATTCTTGATTTTTTGCGTAAGAAGCAATAGCAGGAGTCGGTGTAATCACATACGCATTAGCAACACCCGTATCAACACCGCTTTTATAAGAGTTATTCTGAATACTACCTGATGTAACAGTAAGGCTATTAAAGAAAGCAGCTGTAGGCCTTAATTCAATCAGATCACCCGCATCTAATGCTAAAGCAGTTGTGCTTTCCTGGGCGCGAGTAATCGTTAAAATATCACCACTACGAGCAGCACAAGTACAAATCTCAAGTTCACCGGTAGATTTTTTATAAAAAACCACTCGAAAAAAATCAGGTGTAGTCGGGTTAGGGTATTTTGCGCCATCCCCTGTTTGCACTGTTACAGAAGTTGCGACCGCAGTGATACCTGCCGCCAGTGTGCTGGTAGCATTATTTGTAAATAGTTCTGACATTATTTTTTACCTTTTGATAGGCATTAAAAGATTCAATCTATGAACTTAGAATTGCTGGATGTGAACCGCCACGCTTTGATTGAATACCAATATCCTCACCAAAGCCAGGAACAGGCTGGTCATGCGTATCATAACCATAGAGCCCTACATTTTTACCTGCCCCAATACATGGACTACCTTCACCGAGTGTGTAATCTAACTCTAATAACGGATCCTTATTCAATGAATTAAGATCATATCCCGTTACAGTCCCTTTCGCTAAAATCGCTGATTTCCATGATGCAAAAGTTGATTGATTTACACCATCCAATGCACCTATATGAGCGCCATTCGGTGCGTAATAGCAATTGTTATCAATATCAATAGCTGCATAGTTAGTAAATAATGCGCTACCAATAGTAATACACTGGATATTTGAAACAGCAAGAGAAGCACAAGTTATAAGGTTATTTTTTATTTCAACTTCCGTTAACGCTCCACCATTTTGCACGACCAATCCATGCCCTTCTTCCGTGTCTGTTGGATTATGGATTATGGTATTGCTAATTAACCTGCCACCGGCCGCATTGGTTTGATAAGCCAGGCTGTTAACGCTTGCATTAAGCATTAAATTACCAACGGCCTCTTGATTAATGCCGGAGCTATTAAATAGAATATGTATGTAATTCTCATCAAAATAACCAGCTTCTACTATATTTCCTAAACTTGTACCCTGCGTAGTTATCCCTTGACCACCACCATCACCACCAGTTTTTGTTCCTACACCACATTTTCTAATATCTGGCCTTAATATTCGGTTATTATCTGCATCAATGATCTTTAATGCTGAGTGCACGCTTCTACAAACAAAATCCTCAACTAAAACACCATCCCAATCTTCAATTTGAAGGCCAACATAGCTTGAATCGTTTTTGTCAAATACTGTGACCCCATTTACAGTAAGACCACGTATGACTCCACCAGAACCCACACCAGAATTTCCCCATATTTGAACAGTCTGAGTATTGCTTCCAGCGCCTGTACTGTTTGTCATATCACAATCGAGTATTTCCCAATCCGTGTGAGTTGGGTTTGCCATGTAAATACCACGAGCAAGTTGAGTTGTTATGTCTAAATTTTCTAAAATATTTCCAGCCGTTATACCAGCAAAGAAAATAGATGCTGTTCCACCTTCATGCGATGCAGTAAAATTCTTTGCATGAATATATGAAACACCATTGAGATATAAATTTATTGTACCGCCACCTGATAAATCAAAATCAGCTTTATCACCAGGCCAGTTACCGTCTAGTGTAATCATTGCATCTTTACTTAAGCCGCTTGCGCCTGGTGTAAATCTAGCCGTTACAGGGCCACCAAAAAGCAATGTATCACCAGACCCTAGCTGGTCTGCCGCCTCGCCCCACGTTATGCCAGAAGCATTTAAAACTGGCAGCAATTCAGACGTAGCAGGCCAGTTAGCATTGTCACCTAAAGTTCCGTGCATGTAATGCTTAGTCATGACATTATCGCCTCTTTTACGTGTTTCGCAGCTTCTTCATTTAACGCACTTAAGGCCAAAATTGCTTCATCACGCGCCTTATTAAGCCTTTCGCATTCTTTATCAATTCTCAAATTAATAGTCTCATTCATATCGCGCTTAATTATATTGATCTGCTCTTTTGCAAGCTGCGCCTCAATTGCTGATCTTTCTGCCGCCTTGGTTGCAAAATATATTTGCGTGTATGATGATAAAAGCTGCTTTTTGAGATTAATATTTTCTTCTAATGGCGACATTTATATTTCCTGCTGAACATCAACAATTATCGAAGCCGTATTTGCCACAATAGCTCCATGTGTTTTATTTTTTGGACGCCTTCTTGTTAGTGTTGATGTGTTTGCATTTTCAGCTGTTCGCGGATAAAGCTTTTTACCTGATGCTGCATTTGCAATTGCATCCGCTTCGCTTGACCCATATGCAAATCGACCAAAATTTGCAATGTCATCATTTGTTAATGTAACGCGACTAGTTTCATCCGCAAGCGGAAATGCTACGCCTGCTATGGTAAATGTAATATCACCAGTATATTGTGACGGAGTCGGGTCAGGAGAAACACGCACTCCCCCACCTGAAACATCAATCAATACCTCTCTAGCATTGTCTTCAGAGTCGTACCCTGTAACACTAATCTTTCCATCTACTACACCCGTCATAATCTACTCACCCTTACCACGCAGGTATTTGCGCAGTTGTTGATTGTTTTGAAAACCCCATAGTTGAACGGGCTCTTGCTCTTTGAATTTGAAAATTAAAATGCTTACCGTGATAAACAGATAACTTAATGTCTGACCATTTTTTACCAGGCATTTCCATTAGATACGTCAACGCGCCATGCTCTATCGCATCAGACCAGTCGTTATAAATAAGATCATCTACTTCAGCTGCATCGTTCGTAGGCTTTAAAACCACACGAGCAACCAGACCACCTACAATAGTGGCTTCAGGCAAACGATTTAACTTAATTCTGTCTGGCGCATACTGAACCATTATATTTGGATCACCGACAGAACTATCTCGCCACCCTGGATCGTTTTGATCTAGCCATTCTTCCGTTTTTTTAGTTATTTCTTTTTTGTCATAAAGCAATGACTGAATAGTTACAATACGAGTATTAGTTGGTGGAGTAATAGTGTAATCATCAACATTAATAGTTATGTCACCAGCCGGAATATCGTCTTTCCAGATAAGCGAATCTTCACACAAACGAATACATGCTTTGCGCACTGTTTGAATAATTAACGATTCTGGGCAACCAGCCACATGAGGGAATATACCTTTTACAAAACTATCTAAACTTGTTGCCATTAAATTGTTGCCCCTATAGAACCAGTATCCGTATCAATAGTTGGATCGATACTTCCCGCATTACTATCAACAGATTGATTTATACTCCCAGACAATACTGAAACGCTTGGCTCTATTCGCTCATAATTCCAATAAGACATAGAAGAGTTAACTGAATATTCCATCTGCAGGGAGCCATCAAATTCAGCATTAAAAATATATTCAAATGCAGACGAAGGCACGAACTCAATATAGCCATGCCCGTTAATCATTTTTTCCGCAAGCATGTCTGATTGCGCAATAAAGCCAAACGTAAGATCTGTAGTTGTATCTAAACCGTGAGCAATATCCGAAGATATACTTAAACTAAGCGATGCATCACCAATAAAAACATGCGCAAACTCAGTTGGCGATGAAATCTGTAAAGATATTGATACATCACCCGTATTCTCAACACCATACGCACCTGCTGCTACCGCATATGCACCTGGTGTAAACCCGGCTAATGCACCAGTAGACTCAACAGGTATAGGTGTAGCGGCCATTATATTGCCGTTATATTAGGCGTTACTTTATATGTGTCATTTTCTGTCAGGGTAAACGGGCCAGCAGGATCGATCTCAACAAACAATAAACGCTGAGTACCACCTGAAGATTTTGACGCAATAAAATAACCGTAAACCGCACCGGTATAACCACCCGCACCAGCTGTAAATGTTTGTTGCGCATAAGATGCGATACTTGCTGGAATACTCCAACTTGCATCAGTTAATGTTATACGCGCATAGCCGCCACCAGTTGGCTCATTGATAGTGGCTTCAGTAATGGTTTCGCCAGGGGCTGCATCAGTAAACAATCCAAGCTCAAGATCTGCATCACGATCAACGTGTGTTCTCAAAAAAGCAATTTGAGCAAGTAGCTTTTCGCCTTCGTCCGGAGTAAAACCAGCCATGTTTAATACCTATTTAATTAAGTTGTTCGCGCTTTTTAGGCGAAGAGCCCAGTTCAGCTTTTGCTTTATAACCAAGTAAGTTATAGAAATTTTGTTTATATCCATTAGCACGAACATAATTCGGTGTTTCTTCAGAATCACGCCCAAAGAATCGATACATAATCCATTCAATTAATGCCGGTCCATAAATATCATCAATATCAATTGGATCCGTAGTAGATGTTAATTCTGTTGGGTCAATCGCTTCCAACACTTCAATAAAAACTTGCGTACTTCCATGAGCCGCAGGACTGACATAAAAAACTTTATCGTCTCGATCATCAGAAATGTACTCCTTGATAATTAATGAAGGTGTTTCCGTGTGCCAATCTGGATCCGATTCATCTTTGGCGCCTCGATCCACTAATCGAATAGCACGACCAGGAGTATTACCATCAGAACCCATATTGCGAATAACAGATAATAATTGACGACCTGAAATTGTTTGACGAGTTGTTCCAGCTGTTAATTGAATTGCCCGGTTAATAGTTTTTGCATCATTTTTTAAACCACACACCGCTAGTTGCGCTTCATTCAACCATCCAAGTGCTTGCGCATCATTCCATGTACGACTTGCATCATCCGTTTGATCATCTGACGCAAGCTCTTGGGCCTTTAAAATAATTGCACTAGCGAGTGTAGTTCCCATGATTGATTAGCTCTCAACCACTTCAGCAGGTGCATCAATAAGCAACCGACATTCGTTAGTCATGCGCTCAACACCCCAGGTGCGATTTAACTGTTTCCCAAAGTTATCAAATGCCCACTTACATAAAGCAGCTTGCGCTTCTTTCTTATCAGTGATTTTTGTTACATCTGGAACAGTTAAACCTTCAGTAGTAACAACTGGCTCAGCTTCAAGACCGTCAGTTAAATCAATAGATTCACTGGCTTCAGCCATCATTGCATCAATTTCTGCCTGATTACTTTCAGGTGTAGCTGATGTGCGTGATAACGCTGGTGAAGATGCGGGTTCTGCTTTTCCAGCAGTAGGCTTAACAGCTGCCACACTTGAAACCACATTACTTATATCACCTGGCCAATCTTCAGCTTTATCAATCGATACAGCACCGGCCTTAGTTGCTAGTTGCTCAGAATAAAACAATAAACGACCTGGCTTACCCGTTGATGGATCAGGAAAACCAAGATACTTCGATAAACGCACACCAACTGCCGCTTCTGCTTCAGCCGTATGACCTGTTAACAACTCGCCTTGCGGTGTACAAGGAACCATGTCACTGCGAGACGCTAATTCTTCTGTGCGCTGAAACACACGACCAGACTGCGAACTTTTTAAATATTGAGCTGTTGCGCCCATAATATTCTCCCAATAAAAAAGGCCGACTCAAATAAGCCAGCCTTTTATTTATTAATTACAAAAGACTTCTATTAAGAAAGATCTTCCATAATTACAACACCAGTGATTTTCGCAGTAGCTGCATCATTGATAAGAAGCAGATCCAACGTGTCAGCAGCAGAGTAATACTTTCCGTTGCTAAAACCGGTTACCGTATTGGGCGTACCTTCAGTCAATGCCAAAGCATTAACACCAGAACCCAACGCATTACCATTCGCACCGTCAATAAAACCATCAACATCAGTTTCATCACCAATATCAAATGTAAGTGTTGCGCCTTCAACGGTTTCAACTTTGTACTTCACGCGATGCACAAATGTTTCAGCAGGAATGTTAATTAACTGCAATACATCAGCAGCAGAATAAGCCTGGCTTGAAAAATCAATCTCAAATTCAGCCTTAATCATTGCGGGATCAGAACGCATATGTTGCGTAGATCCACCTTTTGTTAAATCATATGTTGGCATGATCTATTACCTCAAATTAAATTGTTTTAATAAAAAAGGCCGGAGCGAACGCCCCAGCCTTTCAATCAGTTACGATTAACGTTTTGCTACAAAATCAACGATTGATTCAGGTTTGATAACCTTATAACCGTAAACTTGTAAACCACGAACCAGAGTACCAAAGGTGCTTTCAGCTCGTAGCGTTTCGCTGTTTAACATTTGCGATGCAAACGTAAGACCAGACTTATGACCCGCAATAATGTGAGTTACATTATCAGTGCCATTGTTTACAGTCTTCAGCAAGTTAGAACGATAAATCGTAAAACGATCAATCATGCCAATTTGACCATTACGAAGAACGGACATGCTATCGCCCATTTCATTGGCATTATTCAAGTCAGACTTTTTAAGTAGACCACATGCCCAAACAGGCAAATTCAACCAACGACCCGATTCCGGTACATTTTGCTCATCCAGAACAGAACCCATATCCACGATGTAATCAAGAATATTAGTTTTATCCAGGGTGACAGGTGCAGCTTCAGTACCTAAGTTATAAGCAGCAGATTTAGCACCCGCAGTTGCACCCGCATTTGCTGCAGCCGCATCAGCATAAATACTACCCAGTACATCCGTATCGATAGTGATTTTAAGCTGTTCAGACGCATCACGAGTCCAATCATCAATGTAATTGTAATCAGACTGAAATTTGTCTACATCGTCTGCAACGAACTGCCAGTATTTGCCTTTATCAATTGTAAGTTCAATTGTTTCTGGCTCAGGACGTTGAGTGTTAAGGTTTCCACCTTTAGAGTAATCACTGATTACAATAGATGGCGTAGTACGAATAATGACTTTATCGCCTTGATTAGCGATTTCGCCTTCGTACTCCGTGTTTGCAATAGCAGCCAGAACCGTTGCCTCGTAAAACTTAACGAGTAACTTTCCTGACCAAATAGCATTAGGTACTACAGTACCTGAAAATTGCGGATTTCCCGCAGCAGATTGTACAGCCATGAGTATCTACCTCTAGGTATTTACACAGACCACCCAACTACAGTTATTTCCAGGCATAAAAAAACCAGCGTTATGCTGGCATTCGTTAACTACTTAAAGTTAATGTTGTTTTTTATCCTGGTAAAATCTTTCCTGCTTGTTGTGCCGCCTGAATTTTTTGTTCAATGGCAGCTGCATCTTCGTGAGAATATTTACCTTTTGTTACTTTTGAATAAAATGCTTTAACCTGACTTTCCGTAAAGGTTTCGGTATGAATACCAATATCGTCAATGACGTTATTAGATCCATTTCCATCTTCAGGCGAAACAAGTTCATCCAATTTGTTAGCATTACTCTCACTGGTTACAGTTGCCCCAGTTTGTTTGTACGCTGCTATAACTTTCAGAACGGTTGCGGAATCATTGTCAAAATTCGCCTGATCAAAAACAACTTTCAATGGCCGAGTATCAAACTCGCTTATTGGGTTTTTCAGATAAGCAATAAATACTTCATCTGCACCAATTTTTTCCCATTCCGGTTCTTTGTCATCAAGATCATCGTAAAATAATTCACGCGCTGATTTCGCTTGAGTGGTTTGGACGTTTTCAACATTACCTTCAACGGCTTTAATGCTTCCTTCAGCCGCATCAAGACGACTTTGTAAGTCACCTATAATCTGAGTCATTTGAATTGAATTCATACTACTCATTGACACTAAAAATTCGTCGTCATACTTTTCGCGCATTTCAGCAGGCAATAACTCAAGATCAAAACCACCATTATTTGGATTGCTGGTATCATTCTCAGAACTTGGCGCAGGCTTTTCTTCCTGAGCTTTTGCAATCAACTGTTGCACCTGTTGTTGTGATTCAGTGATTTGTTGTTGAGATACACTCAACTGATCACGCAAATCTCCAATGGTTACATCGGTTGCTGATTTGTAGTTCTTAAAACGAGTTTCCCAGTCTTCAGCGGGTGGCTCTTTCTTAGGTTCGACAACAGGTTTAATCACCTCATCATCTTTGCCCTGACCGTCTTTCAGGCCGTGTTGTACTGCTAGTTGTTCTGATTCATTAGCTTGGTCACGTACTTGTTTGGGTATTCCCATAATTAATCTCCGAGCCACTTCAAACGGGGTTCACAACTCATCATCTAAGCTGGTCAAACAAATGTTTCATGCGCACGAAAGCATCTGCCCGATTCAGGATTTAGAATCAGCATGTGAGCCGCTATTGCGGGATTCAGTTAGTTAATCTCTGCCAGAAATGACAGGAATAAGTTTTATTAAATAATTAAGAGCCGGTTAAGGGATTCAAAACTATTCAATATCGATTGAAGGCACTGCCATTGAGCTTTCGCCCGGTAAAACAATACCCGCTTCATGGCGTTTTAATGTCGCCAGTAGTTCACCTGGGTTAGTTGCATGGCAAACAAATGCCATTAACACAGATGAAGCGCCTTGCGCCCTATGTAATGTCGTTTCCGACTCCACAGTACGCAAAGCACTATCAGCATCACCCGAACTGGAAAGCATCCAATCCAAAATGACCCTAAAATCTTTGTTTTCTTCTAAGTTATATAAAGCTTGAATAACGTTTTTATCGGGCTTTTGTAAAAATCCCGTATTATTAATTTGTTGAGCCTGCATTTAATCAGCCTGTTTATTTTCTTTAATTATTTCTTTCTGCAATTTATATGTCTTATGTTTGTACAGCCAATTTATTAGGAAAGTGCCTACAGATAAAACAATACCTATAAATAACGCAATTTCATTCAAGCTAACCGCACCAAACAAAGTGCTCATTGCCCCAGCCGTATAAGATGTTCCCGAAGTTAATTTGTCATTCATTAAGCAGCAGCCCCTTGAAATAAAGCAGTATCTTGACCGCTAACTGGGTTACCAGCTGCATCTAATGTTTGCCCACCTTGAGCCGCATTCATTTCAACAGCCATGGCTTGTTGCATTTTTTGCATCAGCTTATCTTTATCAGGCACAACATCATCAACGGGAATATCGAGTGTTTTAAGACTTTCACGTAACAGTACCGCACGACCTTCATTGCCAATAATTTGCATATCCACTGGATTGTTTGTCGCATTAAGCAACTCAGTAGTTCGAATCGCTTTTTGTTCTTTCGCAACCAATGAAGACGAACCTTTAGCAATACACTTTAAATCGCCTTTAATTGATTCATCTTCACCGTGAATCATATTGAAGTAATACGTGCGCTTTACAGAGCCTTCAATCGGTCCATCAATATGACTGATAACTTCTTTAATTCCGCGAGCAGCTGAACTCATTAGCATCGACAAACCAGATGCCGTACCAGCAGCACCTGAGCCACCACTTTCACCATAAGCATATTTAGGAATACCAGTGTATTCATCAGCAAGCCCTGAGAATTTTTCATAAACAGCCATTAGTGCTTGAACATTAGTTTTCGGATTATGAAAACGAACCGCAGGATTATTCGTACCATGTGGATCTGATAATGTTTGCCAGATCTTCCATGGTCTTATTGACGTTATATCTTCACCGAGAGGAACCCGGTCAGTGTGCACTTCAACTTGTGGGCCCGATGCAATTGCCATATTGTTAACTAATGAACGAGCCGCGGCATTACACACGTCTTGCACATCAGCCATTAATTCTGGAACGCCTTTACCCCAAAATGATCCGGGGATCTCTTCAAACGAACACTTATCATAAGGGCGACCACCCAATGGATCATCATTCAGTCTGGCGCGAATAACATGATTACCTATTAACCAGGCATTAATCTGATACTCTTTATTTACATCTTCAACCTTAGAAGCATCCATTCCCCATTCAATCAGCATTTTTCCTGAAGCGCTGCCCCAGTATTCAAGTGCGTCTATAGTATCGCCCTGGAATAAAAACTCATTGGGCCTGCCTTCAAGGTGTGCACGCTCTTGATCACGCCATAACCATTCACGTAAACCACCAACACCATAGTCACTCAAAACTTGATCAATAGCCGTATCGTTATAACCAGGTACACCCTTCATTGCTACCAAATCAGTACGTCTTAAACGATGGCGCTCAATCAGGTAACCATCATTCACATTCTTTGATGAAGGTGAAGGATATAGATCAAATGGTGCAACACGATAATATTCAGGACGGTACTCAGTACCAATTTTTTGCACCCAGCTACCGTTAATTTGAACCCACTTCAATGATTTGCGTTTGCGTATATTTGGGCCTTTCAATATCCCAGCTGGAAAAGTCACTGTATCTTTAATGACTTCAAGCATCGCTTCTTTCCAGTTACCTTCAGCAAACTGGTCTTCTATCTTTAATTCCATTTTAGAAGCCAAATTAACAGCTTCTTGTTCAATTTTTTCTTTGAGCTTTTCTTTTACTTCCTGAAAACGCTCTTGAACTGCATGCTCAGGTAACTGAACACCGTATTCTTGCATCCATTGTTGTGCTTCAATTGAAACTGCTTCAGCTAATCCTTTTTCAATATCAGGATTAATCTCAGGTATAGGCGTGTGATCTACTTTCCATGGCTTATCACCAGCAGGAAATAAAACATCATTTATCCAAGCTTCAGCAGCACGACACTTGATCTGCGTTAGCATCATGAATATTTCAGCCCCGCCTTGAGCTTTAATTTGCGCAAGCTTCTGAGGTGAATACTCACCATTACGACGACGAAGACTATCAATAATGCGCTCTTCGATCTCATTACGAGCGAACCGGGCCTGCTCCCAATCAGATTTAATCTTACCGGCCAGACCAATAATAATTGGTTGTGCCTGGGCTTTATCTAACTCAGCTTTTGATAAACGCTCATTTTCTAAATCGGCATTAGATTTAACCGAAACAAAATCACGTCCGGGCGCAGTCTTTGGCTCACTACGAGATAAAGCAACTGCAGCTTGTGTTTGCATTAGTGAACTGTCTCGCCTGTTTCAATTGCAGATTTGATTGCGCTTGCAACTGGTTTAGGGTTTGAAATAATCGGCTGAACTGATTCAGAATTGTGAATAATAATCTGATGATCACGCTGGCGCTCTTCACGCGCAGCATTAGACTGATCTACTAACAATTCAATTCGACTATCAATATAACGCTTACCCTCTTTTTTAAGATCAAGCATATCGAATTCAAGGTTAATCTCTAACAAATCCTTCGTGATAAAGTGAAACATGATCTTTCCAGACTCACGTTTATGGTAAAGCACATCAATACCCCAGCGATTTTCATCAGGCAAATGACCTTTATCAACCCAGTTCGAGTTGAACAACATCTTGCAGAAGGTTTCTGCTATTTCGTTCTGTGATATTTGTTGTACTGGCATTATGTCCATCCCGCAGCTGATTGCGTAGCAACCTGCCGAGCTGTTTGTTTAAATTGTTGGTTTCGAGTATGCGTTTTCATACTCATCATTAAGCTATCTGCTAAGTTTGGTGAAGCAATTGGAGGGCTTTGTCTCGCCATATCCTCTTTGCTCATTATCTGAAGCAAACCATTAGCATTTTGTTTCTTTGGTATTCGACAAACCTCAGTTCTAAGTCGATCAATTAGCTCAATTTTTGAAGATATTGAAAGCATTAATTCAGGATCTATGTACAAGCCCTGGGTAATTGCCCGGAACGTGTTATACATCCGATCACGCAACATAAAATAAAACTGAGCACGTTGATTTTTAAAGGTTTGCTTATTTGTTTTAGCGTTATCACGATCAATTAAATGATCTGGCTGATAAATGTCTTCAGGGTTTTCTGGTGAATTAGAACCCCGAAACATATCAACCTCTATACCTTTGCCATCCAATTCAGTAGCAACCGATGCTTTAAGTACCACACCAAGACCATCACAATCCCAGCGATATACATCTGCTCGATGTTCTATTGCGTACTTACAGGCCCAGATACTGCCTTCAGTAGCATCACCATCATCCTTTTCTTGAATATCAAGAACGATTGAACCGTGACGCTTACATAATCCTTTTGGATCCGGGCCTTCATCAGATGGATCATGCGTTACCACAATCGCACCTACTGGCTGAATACCTAAAACATCGTGCGCATCAATGCATGCGTTAAACCACTTAACCGGAATAATTGAACCAGGTACTGAGTCGTTATACTTACCTTCCCAGATATGCTCATATTCTTCAGTTGATAAGTGTTCAAAATCAAACTGCCTATCTTTCTCCAATACATCAGGGAAAAACGGGTTATCGGTATAGTTACAACGAATGATTAAATGCAAATCATCTTCGTAATAACCATCACGATCTAATTCTTTTTCAAATGGAACAATGAAACGCTGGCTGAATGGATCAGCACGAGACATAGGATTAGCACTGCACCACAGCTCAGAACCTTCTTCACGAAGCGTAGGAACCATTAACTTTAATGATTCAGCTGATAGCGTTTGCGCTTCTTCAACATGAAACCGTTCAAAGCCATCCATTGACTGCATTGAACTTGGGTTCCTGGCTAAACCACGAAACTTAAATATGCCACCGGATGAATTTTCTATTTTATTATTCTGAGTATTAAACCCAGTCAACTTTAATCGCTTAATCTCACGACACATCAACGAGTGAACAGAATCTTCTATCGAATTCTGAAACTCCCTGAAACAACCGGTTTTTATACCCTTGTCTTGTGAATCAATTAGATTCATTCCAACCATTGTTTGAGACTTACCTGAACCACGACCACCGATAACAATCTTAAATCGTTTATCAACCGTCAATAACGGCTCAAGCTTTGCAGGAAAGAATATTTCTGCTTCTTCCTGGGTAATGGCCCAAGCACCTGTTTTATTGCTCAACGCATGAGTAAAACCCTTAATCGGATCAATAAAACCAACAACTGTATACTTATTTGCCGCTCTTCTTCTTTGCTCAAGAATAGCCGCAGCGATTATCTGCTCGCTACTTTGAGCGACCATCTATGATTGCCTGTAACTCTTCATCACTTAAATCCGTCATTTCATCTTTAGTGATATTTATATTTTCTTTGAATGCCTGAACATTAATATGCTTACCAATAGTATCTAGTGATTTATTGGCGCCAGTCGCATCAAAAGTAAATGCCGGAACAATCTCACCTTCAGGGCCTTCGCAATACACTTGCTCACCTTTTTTATTTAAAACGGGAGCTATTTGCATACAACGATCATTAATCAATGCAGCCCGATTAAGCACCCAGTCAGCATCGATTTCTAATTTTTCAGCGCGTTTATCAGCACCTGCTTCTATAGCTTTCGCAATGTCAACATTCGTCAACAGCCTGCCGCCTTGCGATTTAGCTGTCTTTCTACTGTAACCAGCAAGCTCAGCTGCTTTGGTAGCATTAAGATGAATCAAATAATACTTAACAAAGAGATCTTGCTTAGGAGTTAGTTTTTTTGTTGCCATAATTCTTTAAGTCCGTGACGTGAACAACCCGGCAAAGTCACAAGTAACATTTAAACTGGAACGTGTAACCAGCTAAGGAGGGTCTTGCCGATGCTGCAGGTGTTATTAACGTCACCGCCTGCTGGACTATTCTTTAAACGCCAGACTGATTAGAGGCAACGCACTTGTTACCAGATTTTTTGGCGTCAGATTGACTTAGCTCGCCTTTATTCTTACTACTGAACGACTCATCACATTTACGTGAAGCCGTAGGCTCATTGTTTGGCGATGCTGGTAAATGCGCATTCATGCCGCCTGATTTGCTTTCTGGTTCATTACCTTTATTCATAATGTAATCCTCATAAAAAAACCCACAGAGCGAATCATGTGGGTTCATACCTTGCCGGGCAGTTCCGAAGAACTCTGTAAACATGCTTTACGCATGAGATAGACCACCTCCTTTTATGGAAGTGAGTAAAAAACTATTAAAATGGATTCGAAGTACAGTCACCATATATATCAATACCACTACCTGGCATTTCCTGATATGAAGTGACATTGCAGCTATAAGCAACATTACATTGCAGGTATTCCGCTTCTGTTACAGCGGTATACGTTAGCGACTCCCAAAAAACCTGATCTTCTATGGCGTTTGAACCGTTAGTAACCAGAAAATCTAATGGGCACTGGCCTAAATCAATTGATGCCTTGCTGTTTTGATAATCAATCGTTACCGGGTGTGTGAAATCTTGAAGGGTTCCATTAACAACAAACCGTATTTCAGTTCCATTACGCTCAACTACTTGCTTTGCGTTTGGTAAAGAAATGCCTTCGATTATGCTATCAAATAAACTATCGCAACCAGTTAATGTAAATGCCAGGACGATAAACGCTAAAGTTCGTTTAAATATTAATGGTTTCATAATAAGCCTCAATAGCAGCCATTAATAATTAACCGCAGGCCCATATTTAGAATAAGTAACCCTTCACTACCTTGGAGTTTTCGTCCTCCGTCTGTCCTTCGGGCATAAAAAAACCCGCTCCATATTTCTATGTGCGGGTTTCTAAGTCAGTAATCGATACTGGTAATACAAAGATTATCGTGTAAGGGGCGGAACGTCAACTATTTAATCTTTCCTTTAACAAATAGCCCTCTAGTGTCCAGATCTTTTGTTTTGCATTATCAAAAGCAATCTTCTGACCTATTTCTGCATCAAAGTTTTCAGGGCTGGCGCATGCTGATTCACCCGTTACGGTAAACCCGTTACGGTAAACCCGTTCCTTAAAACCAAGCAACACACTGTCAATTGAGTGCCTTCAAAAATATGATACTTTACTTCATCAATCGTATTCTCAATATAGTCAGGTGTTAACCTGGGTGCATTCAAACCCTTTTCTTGTATTTCTTTTTCTATTTCTTGCTCATTACTCATCTTCTTCTCCGGTTGTGATAATTCGCATAATTTATTGCATCTGCCTTTCATCTTTCCGCATTCACAGGAATACCCTGCTTTTACATTGCTTTCATGTTGCTCTTGTTTGCTCATACTTAAATAAGGGTTGTGATACCACCAGCCCGTTTCCAAGCTCCATGCTCCCCACGGAATACTTACACTACTATCACTCACATCAACCCCTCATTAATCCAAATAACCTGAGTCCTAATCACCCCTTCCAGATGCATCAACTTCAAATCATCTTGTGTAAACTCTCTAACTGGATGCCTGCCATCTAAAATATCGTGACAGGTGCTACAACAAAATGCCCCATGGCGATCATCATGCTTCATTGCCATGCCACCACCATTCAAATGGGCCAGTGTCGTGGTTTCAGGTCGCCAATTACAGTAACCAGGTATGCGTACATTGCATTCACGGCCTTTTGCGCTTTTAGTAAACTTACTGGCCACGACATATCCCATACATTGGATCTGGATCCGGCACAAATATCCCGTATTCAGCTGCTCTCTGTTGAATAAAGCCATAAAGATCTGCCATATATTTCATTTCCAACAAATCACGCTTACCCTCTTCATTTCTGGTTGTTGTTCTTTTCGGGATCTGCTTAACCTTTCCCATAATGGCTTTCTTATTCCAGCCAAAATACTCACCGCAGAAAAACTCATGAATATAAAGCCTTTCTTTTTCACCTCTTAAACCCATTGCTTCCATTATTGGTGGATATGCGACAGACCATAGAGCAGCATTCTGCTTATCGCTTTTAGTTACCTTTTTTTCTCGAAACTCTACCTCCATGCTTCCATCCGTAGGCAAAGTAGACAGATACTTACTCGCATTTAATGCTATCTGCTCATTAATCAAGACAAATACTTTCTTCATCAATACCCCATTTCAGATTTAAAGATGTTTTTACCAATATCGCAGAGCGTTACACACTCGCTCATCTTCATACCGGCCTGAGAAAACGAAACACCATAACCACCATCTGTATCATCAACACATAGGATCAATAGCTTCTTACCTTTTTCATATGCACCATGTTTACCAATTAGCGTAAGCGCATCTTTAAGAGCATCTTCAGGTGTGCGCATTCTTCCGTCATTTGCCTTTTCAGACATTGAAATGATTTTATCGGTCATTAATTCTTCCCGTTAAATTCTTGTTAATGTTCCTTGCCAAGGTTTTGTTTGTAAACCCTCATAAAGCCTTTCATGGTCACCATCTGGCGCATCCCAAGCGCCATCCTCATTAAGAACCGGAACAAACTCATACACATACCAAACTCCAAAACAATCTTGTGCCATCCAACTAGCCCAATCAGGAATAATCATTTTTCTGGTTAAAGTTCTCATATGCTTTCCGTTAGTTATTTTTAAACAGGCTTAATAGCCTCACCCCAATACAACTGGCTATAAATAAGAGCTAAGGACATATCAAACTCATCACCTTCACCAATAACCATTTGAATCAATCCAGTATCATCAACTGAAAGCTCAATATATTGCTTAGCTCCAACAACTTCGCCATCCTCAACATAGAAATCTTTTTTAGGCTCAATACCAATTGTCGCTGAATACTGATCATCATCATCAACAAGAACCTCACTAAAATCTATATTGAAATATTTTTCATGCCCAGACATAACGTCTTTAACATACTTAACTAGAATTTCTTCAGTGTGATAACCCATAATTGGTTTCCGTTATTTTATTTTTTTGAAATATTGCAGACCTTCGAGATACGTTCTATCGTTAGGCTGAAACCCTTGGGCACAATTAGGACAAACCCGCTTATCTCCTAACTGCCTTGAAAGGACCGACTTTATCTCGTCATTAATAATTTGCTGATTTTTAATATGCCAATCAACATCAAAGGCCACACCATCAATAATTGAATGGCTTGGGAAATTGTTTTCCAGGCAAAACGCCTTAAAAGCCAAAGCTAACTCATGCGCTTTAATAAACATAGGATCCGTTAAGTATTTATTGCTATTCACGACATCACCTCTTCTACATAACCAGTTTCAAACCAATTATTTTCATCAAGCCATAATTCCATTTCACGTTTACCTGATGCCATCCAGTTTCTTAATACGTTAATACTTTCAGATCTAGCCTCAACCCAGCCTAAAGCCGTGGTAAATTGCTGCCTGCTTACCCCAACGTCATACGCCATTCGTTTCACCGGATAACTGTCACTATAAACTTCAAGGGCTCGTTCAGCCTGTACCGTAACCTTACCGAGTTTCTTTAATTGCTCGATGGTTTTGTTTTTCCCTAATTTACAAGCAATTAGATAATCAGCGATCATATCCCCTAGCAATTCATCACGACCAGTACCTGGCTCACCGTAGATGCACTTCAATGCCAGACCATGCACTTGTGGCTCGCATTTTGATACCCTGGCTGAAATAGATAGTGCAACATCAAAAACCGGCTCACCTCCCCCACCTTTTTTCATTAAACTACCTATCTGGCTTTTAACGTTTGACTTAGCCGCATAATGCTCTGCCCACGTTATTGCTTCAGCTGCATCTTTGAACATTGAACCCCCTAAATGTGTATCTCAGTAAATCGAATGCCCTGCTGCTTTACACAGCGTATTTTTATTGGATACCTGGCTTCCACCATTTTCTTTTTTAACTTAAAGGTCGGAGTCACCGCGCCCTTTACATCAACATGATCAATACGACCATCAGAATAAACCACCAAGAAATCCAACCGATACTTAACCCCTGCCTCTAGCAAGAATGGAACTTGTTGTAAAAAATAACTTACATCCCCATTCTCTTTCAGTATCAATAAGTAATTGTAATAAGCCGCCTCTGCCTTTGAATCAAAGAGGATCCCATCTACAGTTACCTTTACATTTTTAAATTTTGATTTTTTGGGCAGATTAATAACCATTTTTTTATAGTCGGCTAAGCTATATGATTTATGCCCCGGCATGTATATCTTCCATTAATTTATCTATTTGCCATTGAGCAGATACTTCACCCCTTGATCGAATAAATTCAGCATCACTACCAGCTTGTTTTCGTAATGCCTTTATTGTCATTACCTTTATTTCAGCCAAGGCGTTATCAGCCATTTCATCTATTCGCTCATACACCCAAGCATACGAATCACTTTTAAACCTTTTAAGATCTTCGTGCTCTAACCTGACGTAATCTACATTCGTATTTTCAAGTGCTTTAAACTTCTCAGCTCCACGTTCTGATAACTGCCTACCATAATCAGCTATCGTATCTTTATTGGCTCCCGCCATGGACATAGTCTTGGCAACTCTTTCAGTCTCCTGCTGAATATAAGGATCATCACCTTGAGGGCTCCCAATCTCATTACCGTCAACATCACAATCAACATATTTCTTATCAACGGCCAATATCGGTTGCCACATAAATACCCGGCCATTCGATTTATTTAATAAATAACGAGGCTTAGGGTTATCCAATAGCGCCTTGCTTTGAGATCCATTTAACGCCAGGCCGTTTGATTGTTCAGATGATAATTCCTGCATTAGATATCATCCCGCCAGTCGTTTTTATCTTCATTGAAACTGAATTTCTTACAGGTCTTATCGTTTTTCATAACCCAATCTGCATTCATTTCCTTTAAGCAGGCATATACACCCGAATCAAAATCAAACCGACCTAAGCACCTTGCGCACCTGAATTCACGGTGCTGCTGCATTTGCAATACATTGGCTGAATGCTCAGGCCCGGTTAATTTAATATGCTCTTTTGGAACTGGCCTCATACGCTTACCTGAAATAGCATCCTTTAAAGCCATTACTACGCAGCCTCTTTGACTTCAGCCAGCAAACGCTTTTCCTCTAACCGCTTCATCTGCTTTAATCTGCGCGCACATTCTTGCTTTCCCTGATGAGGCATATGCTTTCTATTTTTCATTTCTGTTAATGGGGTAATGTCTCTACGCTGGGTACGGCTTATACCGGGTGGCAATTTATAGCGATTATTTGCAATCACTCGCTTTGATTTAGCTGGCCCAGACGTAATGCTGGGTAATTTAGGATTAAATACACTAGATAAACCTAGTGCAGCCGCCATCATTAATATATTTTTTTTCATGTATTCCCCTAAGCTGTTTTTTTAAAGTTATTCGAAAAATGCTCTTCACATGCTTTCTTTGCTAAATCTTGATGCTTAAATCTTGATGCTTAAATCTTGATTCAATAATTTTTTTATTAACCCAAGCAGTAAAACAATACTCCCCTTTCTTAACTATCAATCGAGTTATTGTGTACACATTATGAAACTCGGTATCATTAGCTCGAAGATGGTAGTTATTTATCCTTTTCCAATTAAGCATGTTTAGACCGGATACCAGGTCAACGCTTTACGACCTGTCTCTTTACACTTTCTTGATTCACCGTTCTTAACAAAATTTAAACTCCTGGCATCGGGAAGCCTTCTTGCAATCACGTGATAATCAATCCCCGTTGCCTTTGCTAGTTCCGCAGAAGTGAAACCAATTAATTTTTTTACCTCATCAACAACCCGCATCATTTGAACTGCGCGTCTACCACTGGTAGTTATTTCCTTTTCTGCAATATGCGATGTTTCTGGATCTGAGTTTCTTGCTGCTGGCGCTAACATATTTTTTACCTCATTAGGTTCCACGTGGATCTCTTAACAATTAACTTTAAATAACACCTGCCGCTCGTAATGCTTCGTGCCGAGCAACTTTGCATGAGTCTGGTGTAGCTTTAATGCTGCCGATTTGTTTAAAGCTTTCATAATCTTTGTGATACGTTGCAGTTTTTGTATCAACGCATAACCTCATAAATTCCTGTAACTCAGGTGGCCATTCTTCTTTACGTAAAATACATGCATTTAAGCCGCGAATAATATCTTCAGGCTTTAAGCCGTGTAATTTTTTACACCAGCTTTTAAAAACATCACCACCCACAGCACCGTATTTTATTTGCGCCTTTTTGCCATACAGCTCAACTAGCTCTTTCCAAACACGCGCCATCACCGTCTGTGTCTTCTTCGGAATTGAGATCTCGTAGGAATTCTTCGGCTTCCCGATTTGTTTGTTCGAGAGCTGTTTCGCGTTGGGGAGAGATTGATTTATTGTTTCCATTTGAATTGCCTCGTTTAGCGCTGAATACTTTTGCTTTCATCAGCCACTTAAAAAATTCTTCATCCCAATCACAACTAGTCTTACCATTTGATTTTTGATGCGAAATAAAAATAAGAACTTCATCAGAATTATTAACGATTTCTTTTGGCACCATCGCGAGAATGGCTTGCTGCTTTGTTTGCTCAGTTGGAATAAAATCATCTGAAATAGATGTTCTTAGATTATCTTCGAGAGAGGATTTGTTTTTGTTTTTATTTACCTCTACCTTTACTTCTTCCTTTACCTTTACATTTGTGGCATTTCCGCCAACATTTACCCAGTTTTGGTAGGAATTAACCCCGCTGCATATGTAGTTTTCGTTAATATTTACTGTTTTCTTCTTTTTAGCCGCCTCAAAAAATCGGTTTTGAATGGCTTTAGAAGTAAGTATTCTGTGATTATCATGAATGGTTTTAGTGAATATGTTTCGATCAAGGCAAACATTAATGCAGTCTATTACTTCGTTAATGTCGGAATCTATTTTTCGTTTAATCAGAAGATGAAGGTCTTTATTATTTTCAATATAGTAACCCTCACCTGAATAGATCATCTGCCAAATAGTAATCAGCACACCCAAACCTATTGCACCTTTTTCTATTAGGTACATTTCTGTTTTATCATCAAATCGACAATCTAAAGGAAAGTAATCAATACCCTGTTTCGTAGGTCTTGCCATAATTAGCCCTTTATTCGCCCTGTTCCAGCCGTTTACTTATTTGCATTTTTTCGCATAATTAAGTCATGACCATAAACATGCGCAATCAGAACATTACGAACATACTCAGCAAGAGGGATTCCGTTATCACCTGTCATTACCGCCATAGCAGTGAGCTTTTCTTTAAGCTCTTGAGGACCAGATGTTTTTATTTCTTCTGTATTCTTACCAAATTGACTAGAGTTTTGGCTTCTGCAAAACTTTACATCGCTATTTTCATCACAGCTCATGCGACTTCCTTATTTGTGTTTATGTTTCCAGGCCTTAACTCTTCAACGGAAACCTTTGAATTAGTTGCTTTTGATATTTTTTCGGCATATGCAGTTTCGCCAGTCCAGTCAGTTCGTGGTAATCGCCCTTTTGATTCCCACTTTCTAACCGCCTGGTAACTAACGTCACAAACATCAGCCAAACCTGTTAAACCAAGAATTGATATTGCTTTAGTGATTGGATTATTGTTTTTCATGTGGCAAGAGTAACCAATAGTTATTTTTATGTCAATAACCAAAAGTTACTTTTAGATCGGTAATAATATGGATATGAGATACCCAGAATTTGCAGAACGCTTTAAAGCAGCATGCTTGAAGGCTAATATGCCAAAAGCACAAACGGCACTTGGCGATAAACTTGGCGTTAGTGGCCCAATGGTTCACGCCTATCGAAATGGTGAAAAGCTACCAGGAACTGACAAGCTTGGGTTTATTGCGAAAAAGCTACACGTAACCATAGACTGGCTAATAAATGGCGTAGAAACACCGGGATTGTCTGTTTCAGAGCAAAAACTAATAGATAATTACCGTGAAGCCTCAGATACAGCCAAGCATTACATTGAATCTGTTGCAGAACGCGAAGCCCAGTATGTTTCGCCTGCCGCTTTTGAGGTCACACCTGACGATATTCAGAGAGCTTCTGAAGACACCGATATAGCTGGATTGCTTTTAGATGCATTAGACAAGCTTAAATTTGCACATCCTGAAAATACAGATAATTATGATGAAGCTGAAAAACAGTTAAATCGCTTCTTTACTGAAAATAAATTAAAAACAACGACAACTACTGATAAACGGAACTTTAAATGATTAAATTATTGATACCTGCCCTATTACTGGCTACCACTTCATGCTCATATAGTATTAAGCACGTTGATACTAGCAAAGCGCAGCCATCGTGCGTTAGAGAGTGCTCCAAAACTTACTCTGAATGCTCGGGCCAAATACTTGGATATAATAATGCGGCATTCACTGCATGCGGAGAATCTTACGAAGTTTGTATAAGCACCTGCCCTGCCAAATAACCCTCTATTTATTACCCCTAATTAAAACTAAGCAGTAAGTCACCTCAGTGTGATTTGCTGCTTTTTTTCGCCCTCAATTTATCAAAATCATAAAATTACTAAAAATAATAACTATTGGTTATTGACTTAAAAGTAACTATTGGTTATCTTTGCCTTACACAAACAAGCAATAGCGAATAATTATGAACCTACACAGACAAGCAATTCTATCTGGCGATCCCAGCAAAGTAGCTGAGTTACTTTGTAATGACAGTCTGACTGTTAGGAGTCATAGCAATAAAACCAATATTGTTTCAGAGCGCACAGATTTAACGTGCTGCATGTGTGGGAAATCCGTATCAGTTCTTGATGAATGGATTAAAAAAGCATCGCCTTTCGACCTTAGTAAATTAGCTTGTGGCGAAGAGTGTCGCGAAGGGCTTAGAGAGTGTCGTCGTGAAGGTCACTGGTCTTAATAAGGATAAAGCAAATGACAATTTTATACATATGGTTAGCCCTACTCGCATTCATTCTTTTCTTTTTGTCACGAACCGGCAAAAAGCCGATGGCAACAAAAATCAAAAATAAACATAAACCAATGGCGATACGTTACCCCTGGCATAAACGCCTGTATCGCACTTTAACAAAACGTAATCCTGAATGGAGTTAAATGACATGAACGAACTACTAATTTTTGACACTGAAACAACTGGTATCCCTGATTGGAAACAAAAATCAGAAGATGATTGCCAGCCCCACATTGTTCAACTGGCCGCGCTTCGCGTTGACGAAGAAACGCAAGAAGTAAAACAAACACTGGATGTAATCATTAAGCCTGAAGGATGGGTTATTCCAGATGAAACAATTGAAGTTCATGGTGTTACCCAAGAGTACGCAATGGATGTAGGCGTATCAGAAAAGCTAGCGCTTGAAATGTTTTTAGCTATGTGGTCTGGCAGTAAGCGTATTGCTTATAACACCACTTTCGATAATCGAATTATCCGCATAGCGACCAAACGTTATTCAGATGAGCTGGTAATTGATAACTGGAAAGCCGGTGAATATGAGTGCGCCATGATTCTCTCCCGAAAAGTAATGGGAGGTAAAAATCCAAAGCTTGAAGACGCATACAAGCACTTCATGAATCGTGAACTTGCTGGCGCTCATAACGCACTAGCTGACACAAACGGATGCATGGAAGTGTATTTTGAAGCAAAAAAAGCGCAGGCATTATAAGAAACTGCTTAATAGCTAACAATTACGGAGAAAGAAATGCAAGACAATAACGTGCATCAAATGCAGCAGATAGATAGCAAACAAGCTGAACAAATATTGGAAGATGGAGCAAGCGCATCATCCTTAATTCTTAATACTCAAGCTTTTGAGCAGATAGAAAAACTAGCCACATTAATGTCGCAAGGTAAAAGCACTATACCGGCCCACCTTCGTTCAACAGGTGATTGTATGGCTGTAATTATGCAAGCCATGCAATGGAAGATGAACCCATGGTCAGTAGCTCAAAAAACCTATCTTGTTAATGGTGTTCTTGGCTACGAAGCCCAATTAGTTTCAGCGGTTATTAATAGTAGTGGCGCTGTAACCAGTCGATTTTCTTTTGAGTTCTTTGGTCCCTGGGAAAATGTAATCGGTAAATTCCAGATAAAAAATGGCGATAAAGGCGAGTACCGCATACCAGGATGGAGGCTGGAAGATGAAGCCGGTATTGGTATGTCTGTTAGCGCAACCCTAAAAGGCGAAAAAGAACCACGCAAGCTCGATCTATTACTAGCGCAAGCTCGCACACGTAACAGCACATTATGGGCTGACGATCCAAAACAACAGCTTGCTTATTTAGCGCAGAAAAAATGGGCAAGGCTTTATGCGCCAGATGTAATTCTTGGTGTTTATTCAGCAGATGAACTGGAAGATAACAGCAGTATTCGTGATGTTGAGGGTGAGGTTATCTCGCAAGAAAACGCATCTGAAGCGCTCCCTGAATACCCGCAAGAGTTATACGAATCTAACAAAAGTAAATATGTTGATCTGATTACTTCAGGTCGCCCAGTAGAAAATATCATCAATAAAGTTGAATCCAAATACACCATGACTGAAGAACAGAAAACTGATCTTCGTGGATACGCAACTTCACCGGAGAATGACAATGCAGACAGTTAATCTAGTACAGGGCTCACCAGAATGGTTAGCGTTCCGAGCAACAATGAAAACCGCATCAGAAGCACCCGCAATGATGGGTGAAAGCAAATACCAAACGCGCGATGAATTATTGACCATTAAGAAAACAGGCATAGCACCTGAGATCGATAGCGCAACTCAACGCATCTTTGATAACGGGCATAAGTTTGAAGCACTAGCCAGACCGTGGGCTGAAGAAATCATTGGCGAAGAGCTTTATCCCGCCACTGGCTTTGATGAAGTGGCCGGTATGGATCTATCTGCATCATTCGATGGCATTACCATGCTTGAAGATATTGCCTGGGAGCATAAATCACTTAATGATGCACTACGAGAATGCCTAACAAACAAAACAGAATTACCGATAATGTACCGCATTCAAATGGAGCAACAACTTATAATATCTGGCGCTGAAAAATGCCTGTTCATGGCTTCAGATGGCACAAAAGAAAACATGCTGTATTGCTGGTATAAGCCTGATATTGAATTACGTAAACAAATTGTTACAGGCTGGGTGCAATTTGAAACCGATTTAGCTGACTTCGTTCCAGTTGAGAAAGAAGCCGTATTAGTCGGCAAAACAATCGAAGCACTACCCTCTTTAATTGTTCAAGTTTCTGGCAGTGTAGCCACATCCAATATCGATGCTTTTGAAACCCAGGCAAAGGAATTCATTGATAACATTAATACCGACCTTCAAACAGACCAGGACTTCGCTGATGCTGAAAAAATGGTTAAGTTCTGTGACCAGGCAGAAAAGCAAATTAAAGCTGTAAAACAGCAGTCAGTTGAATCTATGGCCGATGTAAGCAAGGTATTCCGCACAATGGATGCTATAGCTGAAGAATTGCGCCAGAAACGCCTTAATCTTGAAAAGACGGTTAAAAATGAAAAGGTTAATAAGAAAAACAACATTGTGACCGGTGCAATTGACATTCTTAATGGTTATATATCATCCATAAACAATGAATTTGATTACCAATACATAAACGGTGTGCCAAATAACTTCGCAGGCGTTATCAAAGGCAAGAAAACAATCACCTCAATTCAATCAGCCGTTAACGATGAACTAGCCAGAATCAAGATTGAAGTCAATGACCTGGCTCAGAAAATTCGCACCAACTTAAAAGTATTTAATGATCAGGCTAGTGAATATGCGTCACTATTTAACGATCTTCAGTATGTTATCCAGAAAGAGCCAGATGATTTTGCGCTACTGGTTAAGAGTCGGATTGATACTCACAAAGCTGATGAAGCCGAAAAGAAGAAAAAGAAAGATCTGGAAGATGCGGCATTAAAAGAAACTGAAGAAGTCGTTACTGAAACAGTTCAAGGTCAACCAACTGCGACACCAAAGCCTACACCAATTCAACCGGACCCGGTTATTGAAACGCAGCAAGAAGAAGTGGAAGCCGTTGCCAGTGACGAAGAAATGCTACGCGCTTATGCAGATGAGATTCTTGGCGCAATCAGCAGAACACCACCCGTAGAAGACGAAAAGCTAACAAAGCTAGTGCTTCGTATTCAGAAGAAACTTAAAAAGGCCGTAGAAGAAATTACAGCGAAGCTACCTGAACAGGAAGCAGCTTAACCGAGCAAAAGTGACTCCTTGCAACCATTGCTCCCTCAACCCCAAAGAGGGAGCATTTTTAAGGGCTAACAGTAAACATGATTCCAAAAAGCTTTGTTACTAACATTGACCCAAACGAAGTTGATGTAGACAAATATTTAAGGGTGGCCAAGCAGCTTGATTTACCTGCATGGATTGGAGAGTCAATAGATGGAATGCCTGGAACCGTAGGGTTTTACGTATTTTATAAGATAACAAATTTAACGCATTTTTGGGAAATGGTTAGGGCGTAGAGAAGAAAACATTATGAGCAATCAAAAATATAAAGCCTGCCCTTTTTGTGGCAGTACCGATTTAAGCGAAAACCTATGGGAACTGGATCAAGGTGAAGTCGATGCAGTTGAGTGCAATAAGTGCTTCGCAGGCGCACCCGTAACTAGTTGGGAAAATCGACATGAACCAGATGGACGCATTCAGCGAAGAGAGACGAATAGAGCTGCATAATAAGTTTAAAAGCGATATTCATAGTTTAATCACTAATTTTGATGATGAAACAAAATTAGTTATTTTTAGAGACGTAATGATTGATCAGATTTACAGCATTATTGATAAGTTTCCACTTCACACACGTAAAGAAATGCTGGCGATTATGACTGACAAATATTTGAATGAATGGAAAAAATAAAGGCAGATACAAATGGCACGAGGCATAAACAAAGTAATTTTAGTCGGCACATGCGGGAAAGATCCAGAAACCCGCTACATGCCATCAGGTGGCGCAGTAACTTCAATGAGTATCGCTACTAACGAAAGCTGGAAAGATAAAAAAACTGGCGAGAAGCAAGAGCATACAGAATGGCATAACGTCACTTTTTTTAATCGCCTGGGTGAAATAGCTGGCGAGTATTTAAAGAAGGGCCAGCAGGTTTATATCGAAGGCAAATTGACTACTGAAAAATGGCAGGATAAATCAGGCAATGATCGTTACACCACAAAGATTATCGCTAATGAAATGCAGATGTTAGGCGGTAATGGCGCGTATGACGGCAAACAAAGATCCGCAAACGAGCAAGCCAAGCAAGGCAATGCGCCTGCTCCAGCGGCCCCGGTAGATGATAGCTTTGATGATGATATCCCATTTTAACAGATAGATTATAAGGGTGTAGGTTATGGGCAACAGAATAGCAGTAATGACTAATGACAGAAAAGTTGTTGGTGAGCTTAATACGTCGCTTGCTTGCTTTGCGATAGTTAATGGATTGGTTGAAAAATACAATAAAGGCGCGAGCCTAATGAATCCTGCAACAGTTAACGATGTTTTAGAAGTTGTTTACCAAAATTGCGAAGATTATGAAGATGTTCAATTATTAATTTTTATTAATGACAAATCAAGCTTTGATAAAAGTGATATACCAAGATTAGATAAGGCTATTAATAATTATTCAATGAAAAACGATGGCCCAAAGAAGCATTTAGTTTTTATTAGAAATCTTATTAAAGAGCATGGTGAGTTAATAACTGAATACATTGACTCAACATTCGCAATAGCGGTTTGTAGTTAACCCCAACTCACAAGACTAGATACTGATTTATGTCAGCTAGTACAGGGCTTGAACCATTGGAAACGGTGGTGACATAACGGGAGCCGCCCCGTCTGTATAAAGGCAAGCTGAATAGTTATGCATGGTAGATGCTGGACATCTGTTAAAGAACAAAGCCAAGCCAATGACCGCGCTTTGCGGGGCGCGAGAGAGTTAACAGTAGCCGCACCATATTACTGATTAAAGGTGAAGATATGAAGATATTAAAAACTTACGGCCCTAAATGGCTTGGATTTTCCAGATACATTCCGTACCCATTGCGAGCTTTAAAAATAAGCATTGATATACATCCATTTGGTTTCTGGTTGCCATCTTTTACTAAGCGAGAAATAACAGAAGAGGCTAAAAAGGATGGTTGTTGCATATGGTGGCTTAGATTTGCGTGGTTTCAGATTAGCTACAGCAGATGGGTTTAGCCGCACCATATAAATAGATAGAGGAATAAAAAGTGAAACATCAATGCAAAAATGGAAAATGGTGGGATTTGATAGAAATGGTAGATGGTAGATTTTGCCTTGCTTTAGGAGAAAATAAGAACTGTTTTTTTATTGAGTTCTTTAATAGAAAAGCTGCAGCTTATAGATGCAAAAACAGAAGCTTAACCAAATACAAAATTAGATCTATATAAATAGATAAGGAATTATGATGAGTATATTTGGAATGATGCCGTTATCTGCTTCCGTTGCAGCCTCTTCTATCAATAAAAAAGGGTCAACAATGACAACTAGCTTCCAGCAAGAAGTGAATAAGGCGTGTGAATGGACAAGTGTAGAAGATAAGCTTCCTAAAAATAGAAGTTATGTTTTAGCTCATGACGGGGAAGGATACTCAGGCGTAATTATTGCGTTTCATCATGTAGGAAATTGGCATAAAAACAGTCACAGTCAAGAA